CTTAGGTCAGGCATCTTACGTAAACGCGCAATGTCTGCTAATATCATTTGTGACATAGCTGGGTCCATATTATTACCCATAGTTTGCAACATGAATGATAACTCTTGAGCTTTCTCATTATCTGCTTCAGCTGTAGATATGTTTAACTTGATATCATACATTCCACCTAAGTCTTCACGGTTAATAGCAACGAACTCTTCGTTCGTGACTCTGATAATCTCTTGGTCAGATAAAAACTCTGCATTCATAGAGATAATTTTACGTCCTATCTGGTTAATACCATTAGCTAATCTACGCAAGATGCCTAACTCGCGTTTAGATGAAGCATCCAGTGCTGACCTAATTCCAGTAGCTGTTGTACCTAATGCTTGACCTGTAATACCCTGACTAAACGCTTTAACACCTGTAAGAGACTCAGCTTCATTATTCTGAAGATTTAACATATTCAAAGCACTCCCAGGGATCTCTGGGTACACTTCCATGTGGAAAGCTTGTCTAGGGTCTACATTAGAATTAAACTTATAATCCGCACCTTGTTCAAACTTACGAGCATTAGTTACGTCTAGAGCATCTTTACGGATACCCATCTGACCATTAGCACTTCTACCGATAATATCAATCATACCACGAGTTACAGCACCTACAATCTTCTGATTGTCTTCTAGTAATGCTCCATCGGGTTCACCGTAGATGGACTTACGTCTAGGTAAATATTGTATTGCTACAAAAGGTAACTTTTTATCTGGGAATGGATTCTCATCCATTCTAATTAATGTATTACCTACCCATGACGCTACAAAAGGTTCTACCTCACCTGTATCATTAATATCCCAGAAACCCCAATACTCATGTACTACAATTTTCTTACGTGCATCATCTTTAAACTTGAAGCTACTATCATCACCTGATTCAAAATCAGGCTCATTAAGTGGACTACTGTTATCTAAAGATACATACTTTAAATTATCATATCTACCGTCTTTCTTAAGTTGTGACATTGATGTTTCAAAACTATAAATAACAAACTCTGCAATATTTAAGTCACCTTGACAAGTTGGGTCAATAACTACATTGTTGTAATCACATACCTCTAACTCAGGCTGATTCTTAAGAATTTTAACTTGTTCTTCTGTATGTGAACCTACTTGTACAGGCATAACTGCTTCACCACTTTGCATAAATATTTCATGCGCTTGTTGCATCTCTGGTGGAACTTCTGATTGAAACTGTTCAGGATTCTGCTCCATCATGCCATGTAGTTGCTGATGTATTTGGTCTGCTCCTTGTGTAGGTTGGAAATCGAAATCTGGTACTTCAATTTCTTCAATTTCTTCTTCGTACTCCCAGCCCACTTTAACTACAACAGTGCCTTCATCTACAGCTGTACGGATATACTCATCAATAAACTTAGTTTTATCAATCTTACAGTTAATCTGATAATTTAAAACTTGACCATTTTGAATAGCAGCTTCTTTATCTTCGAATGTTGCAGGTGCTGTATTAAATAAGTCATCTGTAGACAGGAAAGGTTCACTTAATGCAGCATAACGCCACTCAGCTTGTTTGCGGATAAGCTTAGGTACAATCTTAGACCTACCCTTCTTAGCTTTAATTTGTTGGTCACCATTTAAGTTACTTAACCAGGTATCCACTTCAAGTACATGATCAGTATGTGCTGATTGTGCTTCTTGGTAGTCTTGTTTAAGTTCTTCTAACTTAGGTGGGTTATCCCATTCAGTTAAACTCTTAGCTTCACTTAAATCTAAATCTAATTCTGTTTTATTTTCTTCTTTCATTAGTTTTCGCCCATAGAATTTGTAAACTTACTATTGTCTATTTTAAATATCGATAACCCATTTAGTTCTTTAGAATATTCTAACTGTCCTGGGAATATATCTGTAATTCCATCTAAAAATAAAGAGCAATATGCATCTCTACCTTTTACTATATTATTAAAAAAGTACATTAAAGCCTTAGTTAAATCAATTCTAGCAGAAGTGTTAGGCGCACAAAGTATAGACGCTATGAGATATGCACTTATGTCCTTTCTGTATTGATATACTATAATAGCTTCTCCTTTCTGTAACAAGGTAGCTGAAGTGAATAGTATTCCATCATCAGTTACTGGCATTAATCGTCTCCACTAAAGCTGCTGAAAATACATTACCCATCCCAGCACCTAAACTCAAAAATGTACCACCTAATTCTTTTATAGACAGATGCATTTCTACAGCTGTACTTGGGCCCATTATATGCCCTATTCTACTTTTATAATTAACTGTTTTAACCTTACCTATAATCTCTTCAATTATTCTATCTTCTATTTGATTGTCTTCAGAGTACGTAGAGTGTGTTTTAACATAGTCAATAACGTCTCTGTTACCTGCATGGATAATACTATTAATAGCTTTTCTATACCCCTCTCCAGTATCTGAAATACCTAAGGGGTTAGTGTAAGTTTCTGCAACTATATTGATGTCATGCAATTTAGCTATAGGAGTACTTCCTGTCATATCTAAAGATGCTTCTGATTCTAATACTGTTATATTAGCACCTTGTCCTAATCTAAACTTACGTGCTTTCCCCTCTTCTTTAGCTAATAAACATAATTTATTCTCTCCGAAGAAGTTCATATACTCCTCACTAGCTCCATTATCACTAGATACAACAATAACTCTGTCTAGTCGACCAGCTTTTATTAAGTTACTTGCTTCGTATAAGGCAGCATGTGCTGAGATACAAGAGGTTGAATCTGTAGAAATATAATCAGTTCCTCCTAACTTATTAGCTAATTGTCCTGCATATATCTGTGTCATACCTAAAGGAAGCATTCTATGTTTAGGATACTTGTCAGATAATGGAGTAGTAGTCCCATACCCTGTCCATACGGAACCTCCGGTAGCTAATATTAGTCCTGTTTTACCTGGGTACTGTGTTAACTCTCTTAATACTTCTAGAGATGCTGTAGTAGCTCCGTTAGAACCTGTAAGCATGTATTCAATAAATTCTGACGGTAGAATTTTAACTCCTAAGGACACTCTCATCCCTCCATCAGATACTTGATGTACATATTGTACATAAGGGATGTAATCTATTAGTGTAGTAGACTCTGTGTATAGAGAGTTTAAGTGTGTAATGTACATACTAGCTAAGAACTGATCGTATTGCAGTATCTAACTCTTCTTTAGTGTAGCACTTAGTTTGATACTTCTTAATGAAGTCAACAATAGTCTGACCTGTAATTTTATCATTTTCTTCCATGAATTTCTTACCGTCTTCTTCAGAAACTCCAAATGTAGTATCTAACCACATGAATAACATCATAACACCTAGACTATCTAAGTTAGTTTCTAAAATACTCTGGTCTAGTGATGTTATTGCTATGAAGTTACCATCGTTACTTTCGTATTCACTTAGTTTATTAATTACTTCTATAAACTCTTCGTCAGTAATATCGTTAGTACGCATAAAAACCCTCTTTCATAATCATAGCATGAGCAGCTAATAATGGAATGATGAATCCTGCCCAACCAGCCCATCTCCATGTTTTATTCATTTTCCAGTATTCTTCAGGGATTTCCTCTATAGTATTAGCACCTCGTAATAACTTACGTTGTCTCTTCTGAATAGGACGTAATACGCTAACCCAGAGAATAAATGTAATAGTCCAGTATGCTATACCTAATTGAATCCATAAGGCTCCCCATAGTGCTGGAATACTGTGTAACTGAATTATGCCTGTAATAGCTACTATACTACCAGCCACGCTGTAGAACAGCGTGTCTGATTTACCCATGTAATCTGATACAAATCTAACAGCATTAATACTACCTGAATCAATAGCCTTACATCTCCACCAGGGAGTAATTATTGTATTAGCTGCAAACAATATTACAGCTAGGATATGTAAATATTTAATCTCTAGGTAATACTCTATAAACATTATTAGCTTTATCTATACTGATTTTGGTATTGTTGAAAAGAAGTAAATTTAGGGGAAGCTTGTTGTTGTATAGGCATATTTTCATTCATGTACGTATTTGATCGTACTGCTGCTGCTTGACCCCCCTGAGTATTTGCGTAGTAGTTTTGGGCAACCTCTTGGTTAAGTTTAGCCTGTTGTCGTGCTTCTCCTTCTTTTTGTGCTTGCCATAGCATAAAAGGTATAGTACCAGCAGCGGTTATCATACCTGTCGGTGGGGCTAATGACTCTATAGCACTCATGACAGGGCCTGGGGCTGCACCACGATACATTGGATTAACAGATAATCTACTTAAGTTCTGTAGACTTTGCTGTCGCGCCATATGCCCTGCGCCTAATCTCCCCATATTGCTCGCAGGTAATACATAAGGTGCTAATGCACCTAAAAAAGCTGCCATATAATTCTCCTAATATTTAGTTTTACGTTTAGTTGGTTTCTTCATTCTTTTAGCTGGTTTTGCACAAGACATATTAATTCCTAATTATTTTTACACGTACAAGTACATGGTTGTTGCGATTGTACCATGTTTTGTTGGGGCATAAGCATCTGACTACCTGTTTGAAATGCTTTACCTGGCATCTGCATCATCTGTCCAAAGAAAGCATAACTAGCAGTAGTGATAGTTACACCTATTACAAAATATAGTAAAGCACACTTACTCATTCTAACTCCGTGTACTAATATTTAGTTTTACTTTTAACTTTTTTACCTGTTTTCTTTGCGTACGCTTTAGCCGCTGTTTTACCTTTTTTGGTATAAGAAAACTTCTTAGCTCCTACTTTTGGCATATTAACTCCTTTTTATTACGTGATGTACATAGCGCCATACAGGCACTTGTTCAGTACCTACATTAACCACCATAGCCGAGCATATTAGCAATAACAATTACTGCGAATATACCGATTACTGCTAGAGTAGTCTTCTTCATTGATTTAATCTTATCTAGTAGTTCGTTCATTTTAGTTCTCCGTCTTGTTTAAATACAACTTCTTTGTACTTGTTCTTGGCTTCATTATAACCCCACTTTCTAGTTATAAGCGGAACTAATACGTTTGTGATTAATAGGAAGGCTATAAATGCGTATAGAGCGTTCATACCCCATGAGGTAGCAACGTATGCGACTGCTTGTTCTTTAGTCTTAATGTCGTCAACCTGACTGTCTTCAGGTAAGATTTCATCGACAGCTACACTAGTAGCTAAATTAGCAATAGCAGGTAATGGCCCAGCAATTGCATAAGTAACCGCAGTAGTAGCGCCTGTCTTAGCTACATT